GGCGGCAATGACCGGAGCATCGGCGATGCCGACACGGGCCACGAATTTGGCACACAGGGCATTGGTCTTGGCATTGCGCGTCGGCGGGACACTGTAGGTGTCGGTGTAGGCCGTCGCATAAGCCTCCCAGACACCCGTGCCGTTGTTTCTTTTGATGTCCTTTTCTGGTCGTATTGGGCTGCGTCGGCGTGTCTGTTTCCAGCGGGTGGCGACACTGGCTTTCGCCAATTCGGACTTCATTTCAGCCTTGCGCCATTCCTGGTTAAGCCGGGGATTATAGCGTTGATTTAGCACGTCTGGATGGAGCGGGAAACAGGCCAAGACCGGGCTGAAATCCCCATGCTGTTCTTGCCAGCCAACGAGCCGTTGTAATCGGGCTTCATCAGCCGGTAACAGGTTCGTCTTACTGAGCCACGCATGACACAGCAGTTGAATGTACGCTCCACGCTGCTCCAATGTCATGAGAGTTGTGGATAAACTCGATAACCAATCACTAGGATAGAAAGAAAACCAAGGGAAACCAGCCACTTCAACCCTCTCTACGTTCGTATTACTATAGTAGTACGTTCGTAATACGTTCGTTATACTCTTCAGAGTCAGATATCAGAGTCAGAATCAGAGTTAGATTCAGATTCAGAATCAGAGTCAGAATCAGATCCGAAAAGAGAAGAGTTCCAGCCGTCACCGGCTGGCCTCATGAACCGGCTCAGTCTGATCGGATTTTCTCGGCTTGTTCCAGTATGGACTTTTACATTTTGGACATATCGTCGGGGATTCGAATGTTCGAGGAATCCAGAGGTGCTCGCATCGTAAGCAGGTTTGCTGAGAAATTGTGTCTGACATGTGCTTACCTATAAACTATCCCCGTAAGCCTGTCAAGCAAAATGTATTTGACTTCCTCCCACCACTGGCGTATAGACTCCTACCGTGAGCAGCATACCGGGCTCAAGAGCCATGATCCCTACCTACGGCGGTTACTACCTCGGAGCCAAAGCCATTGCCGCCCGCTTAGGCTATCGCACCCCGAAAATGGTCAATCGTCTCGTCCTTCGTGATGGCCTACCTGTCTATAAACGCATTCAAAAGAACAAAATCGGGTGTTCTCGTGTCCTGGCGATTTCTGAATCAGCCCTCACCGCTTGGGAATTATCAAAAGGTCGCCTCTACGGACAGCGTAAATTGGCAGAAGCAGAACAGAAATTAGAACAGCGGCGAACGGCGCTCAGAGCTTAACAAGCATTTCGACCACATGATAGTTAACATAATACAGGTTATCGGACACGATCTTATAAGCCTATGATTCATAAGCACAAATCCAGGCTCCCCTCTCTCCAACGCTGCTATCTGGCGGTCTGGATGACCAGACTGTGGAAACTACGTAGACTAGACCTTGGGGTGTCCTGGCCGGTGTCACAACCGATGGTAGGGGGCGGGGGGCGACTCCGACTCGTACCCTAGCTACGGCTTCGGAGGAGGTAGGAGAAAATTTGCCGGTAGTACAAGAGGCCGAGATGATGCTCGCTGGGATTACGTTGTGTGTCGCGCTGTATTTTTTACTGACATGACGTTCATCGCGAAACACTGGTTTTTCTTCGTCATGTGGTTTTTACTTATTACGAGTTCACTCGGATTACTGTTTGCGTGGAGATAGCGCGATGGAAGTATGTTCTCAATGTCGTGGAAAATGGTTTGCGACATTGCGCTGTTTCCTCCCGCGTAGTTGGGAAGGCCATGATAAACAATTCTTTCGAGAATGGTTTGAAGAGAGCCGGAAGGCATACATAGACTACGTACAAGCCATAGAGGAACGCAATGAACGCGGGGCGTGAGTTGGATGCGCGGGTGGCGGAGCAGGTGATGCACTTAAAACGTGCTGAGTCTTGGCTGCATGTTGAAGGATGGGAATGCCACGCTGACGAAAAAGGTGGTGGGCCATATTACAAAGAACCACTACCCAATTATTCCACCTCCATTTCGGCGGCGTGGGAGGTGGTGGAGAAATTTCAGAAATATTCCAATGAGCCTATACTTATTTCACATTCTGAAACACAACACCTCTGGCGTGTTCAATTTCGGTACAACCTATCTATCCAAGCGTCTGATTTTCCTCTTGCGGTCTGTCTTGCGGCACTAAAGGCTCTTGGATACATTGCGTGTGGCGATGAATGCGGCCAGTCAGTGTTTACGACGAAAGTGAATCTCATGCCTGATTTGAAAGCCATTGATACGGAGGTACTGAAACATGCCGGACGCGCTTTCCCAGTGGGATAAAGTCTTAGGCGATGCCTTACGCTTAGTGACGGCGGGCGTCGATCCTGATGTGGGCAGTGAAACGGTGGCCGATGCGCTCGCGGCGTTAGCGAAGCAGGCGAAGGCGTTGCGGGCCACGGAGTACAGCGGCAGCAAGACGAAGAAAGTGCATTGCGTGGCATGTAACGCGATCTTTGAGGTCGAGCTCCCTGCGCCGGAGCAGTTGGCCAAGACGATGGCGCATACGGCGAAGATGATTGACGAGACGGCGCGGCTGGTGCAGTTTGTGTCGGGGAAGCCGGATTCCAGGCCAGAGGTGCAGGGGATGGATTGGCTGTCGGTGTTGCCGAGTGAGAAGATTGCGGTGATTATGACGTGGGTCGAGGAGGCGCGGCGCAGTGGCGAGCCCGGCGAAATTTCTCCGCGCTGAGGAGGCGTTGCAGCGGGAACAAGTGCGGCGCGACGCGCATCGGTTCGTGTTCGGCTACGTGCGAACGAAAGATGAGCACGACACGCAGGAGCCGGTGAAGCGGGTGCCGGAGGAGCCGTACCTGCGGAGCCTCTTGGATAATTTGCTTGTGGCGGGGAAGATGTTGAAGCCGGAGGAGGCCCAGTATGCGCTCGCGGCGGGACATTCCCCGTTCTGGTTGCAGTCGGTGGCGAGTTCCGGCCTGTTGTTTGTCGAGAAATCCCGGCAGGTGTTTGTGACGTGGCTGGTCTGCGCGTATCTGCTCTGGCGGGCGAAGTTCCGGCCTCATCAACTCATTCTTGTGCAGAGCAAGCGGGAGGATGACGCGGCGGCCTTGGTCTTTACGAAAGACCCGTTTTTTGCGAGGATGTCGTTTATCGAAACGCATCTGCCGAAGTGGATGCAGACCTGTGTGTTTCCGAAGGCGGGGGCCTACGGGCACCTGTACCTGCCGAACGGCTCGCACGTCTGGGCGATCCCGGAGGGCGGGGATATTCTGCGCTCGCAAACGCCGAGCGTGGTTTTCAGCGATGAAGCCTGTTTCCAGCCTGAATTTGGGGCGGCCTTTACGGCGGCGCTCCCTGCGGTAAAAGGCGGAGGGAGTTTTGTGGCCGTCTCCTCAGCCGAGCCAAGTATTTTTCAAGAACTTGTGGAGGCCGTGTGATTCCCGGCCTCTCCGAACGATTGACAGCGGGCGGCCTGCCGGTCCTGCGCCTGCACTATAGCGCCTCCGAGAGCAAGCGGCCCGGCACGGTGGACGGAGACAAGTGGCTGGCAGAGGCGTGTGAGGGCTATGCCGGTGGGGTCAATTCCCCCCGCTGGCGCAAGGAAATGGAAATCGACTACGGGGCGCTCTCCGGCACCAAACTCTTTCCCCTCTGGGCGACGTGGCGGGAGAACGGGCGCATCGTCCTCCCGCCGTTTGATCCCCTCGGCTACACGCTCTACGGCTCCTACGATCACGGCTGGCGGCATCCGTCCTGTTACCTCGTGCATGGGATGAGCCCGGACGGGGATCTCATCACGCTCTGGGAATTCTGGGCCGCGCACGTCCCCTATCAACTGATTGCGAACATCATCAAGGGCGAGTCGGTGCGCGTCCCAGCCTGTGGCGCGGGGTGCCACCCGGAGGCGCGGGAATTTCAGGGGAACCCCTACGCGGGGCGGGAACGCTGGCGGGTGGCCGATCCGTCGATCTGGGCGGAGGATAAACCGCAGTCGGATGGCACGATGAAATCCACGGCGCGATTGTTCCGGGGCGAGCAGGTCTTTTTCATCCCCGGCGAAGCGGGTGGTGATACCACCGTGGCCGAATGGTTGATTGGGCATTACTGGCGCGATCCGGCCCTGCCGCTCTATCGCATCACGACGGCCTGCCCGAAGCTGATCTGGGAACTCGGCCAGCAGCGACACCGGGATGTCAGTGATGCCGTGGCGATGCATCGGGCGCAGCCGGAAGAACTCGTCGATAAAGACAACGACGCCTTTGATGCGCTCAAATACTTTCTCCTGAAATTTCCCCCGGCTCCGCGTCTGGCGAAGGCCGATCAGAAAGCCTGCTCCTTTGCCTGGTGGCGCAAGGTGGCGAAGGAGCATCACCCTGGACAGCCCGTGCCGAGTTATCAGCGACAAACGATAGGCTGACATGGCCCTGCGTGACGCCTTTAAAAACCTCATTTCCTTCGGCAAGCCGAAAGGGTTGCCGGTTGACCAGAAAGACGCGGACGCGCCGCGCCCCACGTTCAAACGCCGTCGTCGGCGCAAGACGCCGCTGGAAAAGAAGCTCGCCCAGCCCGCCACCACCCAGGAAGAAAAAGACGAACGCGATCAACTTGAACAGTTGGCGAAGTGGAAAACGCGCACGGATCGGGCGCAGAAACTCCGCAGCGATTGGGAGCGGGTCTACGAGGTCGAACGCTGCGAACGGTATTATCTGGGCGAGCAATGGGATCGGGGGCTCCGTAGCGATGACCTCGTACTCAATCACTATCTTGCCACGATCAAGGTCATCAAGCCGAACCTGATTTACCAAATGCCGAAATATTATGTCCGTCCGCGCCAAGGGATCAAGTCTCCGGCAAGCGAACTCCGAGCCGCCATGTCGGAAGGCGTGTTGGAGTTTATCGGCGGGCAGGATCACAACTTGAAGCGCAGCGCAAAGTTGGCCCTGCTGCAATCCTTCTTTCGCATCGGCGTGCTCAAGCAAATTTACGACCCGAAGCTGGAGCCGAACCCTCGCGCCGGGGAGTTGATGTACGAGACGGACGAGGAAGGCGTGACCGTCAAGGATCAGACGGGGGCTCCACTTGTTCGCATGAATCCCCTCACGGGCGTCCCGATGGCCGAGCCCGATGAAGTCCTGACGGATGAACTCTATCGCTATGAGTACGTGGATGCGCGGCATGTGCTCTTACCCGATGAAGGCCCCGACCGGCAAAAATGGACCTGGGTGGGGGAGCAGGTGCATGTGCCGCTGGCCGATGCCAAGACGGACCCGCGCTTTCCCGCGCACCAACGGGAGCAGTTTACCTCGAACACGTCGCCGCGTGAGGCCACCCGCACGCTGCTCTCCTCCGTGCAGAGCGTCAAAGACGATGAAATGTTCCAATACACGGAAGTCTATGACCTGCGGAAAAAACGCCGCTTGATCTGGGCCGACGGGCAGAGTGTCGAGGGGTTTCTGGTCAATGAACCGCTGCCCCCTGGCTTGGAAGATGACCCCTATGCGCTCTTGGTGCTGGGGGAGCCGATCACAGGGCCCGTGCCCTTGCCGTGGCCCGTGCCGTTCACCCGTTCCTGGCTGGAGCCCCAGCGGGAATACAATATCTCCCGTCAGCAAGTGGTCGAAGGCGGCAAACGCTCGGCCCGGAAGATTGTCTATGACGACGGGACGTTTCCCGATGCCGACGAAGCGGTGAAATTTCTGCAAGACCCCGGCGACATGACGGCGGCGAAGGTCTCCGATGTGGCGCGGCCTCCACTTATCCTCCCTTCCCCAGACATTAACCCGGCGATTTACAAAAACATTCCGTTGTTGATGCAGGATTGGCGGGTGTTGACGGGGCAGACGGGGGCGCGGCTCTCCGCGCCGGAGTCCGATACGGCCACGGAAGCGACCTTTGTCGAGCGGGCGGCGAATTTGCGCGATGCCGACCTACAAGATACGGTCAATGACTGGCTGGGGGAGGCCGGGCAGAAGATGTTGCAGCTCGTCCAGGGCACCTTGACGCTCGGCCTCTGGGTCAAGATGCGCGGCTTCTCCGATAAAGAGTTTTTGCGCTATGCCGAACGCTATTGGGGCGTCCCGATGGAGCAGGCGATGGTGCTGTTGCGCCAGATCCCGGGGTTGAAGGACATGCTCATGGCCCGCTTTGGCGAGGAACGCTGGCAGCAGGTCACGCGGGAGCAGTTGACGTTTGAATCCGAGGTGACGGTCGTGCCGGGCTCCAGCCGTCCGCATAATCTCGATGCCGAGCGGCGCGATTTCATGGACTTTCTGAAGTTGATCGGGCAATACCCGCAACTCGCCATGTCCAGGGGGCTCTTGCAGCAGGCGGCGGCGAAATTGGAGACGATTGACGACCGCATGATTGATGAATTGGTCGCACTGGCGGAGAAAATGTATCAAA